ATCTATACTGATAATACAATCAATTTGAATGAGTTTCATCCAGTAGATTTAGCAGAGTATGATGATGTAAATGAGATTGAAGATATTCAATCACAACTGATAAGTGCTTCACCTTATGTGCAAGTTTGAGACTATTTCTCTCTTTTCTCACACACTTATTCTTATGCTCATAAGCATGAATTATCAATTAGAACACAATTACGTTACATTTCATAATTAAATTAAATGTATTAAAAAACATAGTTGAGTGTTTTGTTGTGTTATGATGATAGTGTTATATTATGTGATGTAAATGCCTCTAGTTCTTGTTCTTATGCTTCTCTAAACCCCTCTAGTTCTTGTTGTCTAAGCCCGCACTATACCATAAGAACCAAAAAAAGTCAAGCACCTTATAGACACTCCTAGGGGTGGCACAAGACATATAGACAATGAAACTCCTGAGACTCACACATCTTATGAGTCTTGGGAGTATTTTGCTAGTTACTCGTAAGACTCATAGGTCTCAAACCACTGCAGTAACTGGCACATCGTATCGTGAGTCTCACTGATTCTGCGATAGACTTATAGGGTCGGGAGGGGAGGGAATATTATAAACTCCCATAACTGATAAGAAATACGCAGAACCCAGTGATTGCAATACTTTTTCGGGGCATTATAGTTTTGTCCCGTTATACCTACTAAAATGCCTAAATATTAAGGTATAACGGGACAAAATACGTATGAACTATTTTAGACAGATTTTACTTGAAAAACTGGGAGGAAAATGTATCAAATGTGGTGCTACTGATAAATTAGAATTTGACCATATAGATCCTTCTATAAAATCATTCAACATATCTTCTGGTTATCATAAACCAAAAGAAGAAATGGAAAATGAATTATCAAAATGTCAGTTATTATGCAATAAATGCCATTGCGAAAAGACTAAAAAGAATAAAGAGTTTCGACCTAAAATTATTGCAGGAGGAAGACCCCAAAAGTATAAGAATCTAGGTCCAACTGAAAGAATGAGAGTGCCCTTATACAAACAGATTGCAATCTTATGTGATTTGTTAGACAGAAAAGCAGAAGAAGGTTATGATGCCGTTGAGTTATTAGATTCATTTATTGAGAGTATTAACAATTAGTCGGAACGTGCTTGTGGAAAACCTGTGGAAAGTTCGTTATATCCTGTGGAAAACTGTTCGTTATTCATAGCACTTCGTCATAAGACTTCGTTATACATAACAGTTCGTTATAGCACTTCGTTGTACTCACAGTATAAGTATATGCTCGTCTTATAGTGTAACAATACAACAGTAGTGTTATAAGACACCCCCCATACAGTTTGCAATTCTTTCAGTCCTGTGCTATACTATTCGTTGTATACAGTTCTGTGTACTTACTTGTAGTCTCACTGTCTTATACTTTAGAAGCACTTCGTCATTTATACCACCCCCCATACAGTTTCGTATTTGAATCTGACAGTGTTGTATAATGACTTATAACGTGCTCTTTCGTTATAGCAACACCCCCCATATAGTTTGTTATTAGAATAAGACAGTAATGATTATAAAGTATTCGTGATTCTTCGTGTATTATAATTAAACAGCACTGTTTGACAGTTATATTTTGTGTTGTTGTATTCTTATGTCTAACCGTTGCCCCCGTATATAATTTTAATGGGTCCTTCAAGGCTACACCGAACCGAAAACGAGAGAGTAATTGTCTTTCAAATAAAAAAATTTTTCCAAAAAATTTTTCCAAAAAAGTTAAAACATAAAATTATGAATTACCCAGAAGGAACTATTAAGACAAACACCCAAGGAAACAAATACATCAGAAAAGATGGAAAATGGGTATATATGAAAAAACCAAAAGAAGAAAGGAAAATATCAAAGGAAAATCCTAAAAGAGTTGTTTATAATTATCCCCCCATAAGATTGTCCGAAAATATGAGAGAAACTCAATATCCTGGGTATTATATCACTGAGGACGGGAGAGCATATCGCAAACCTGGAAAATATGATAGGAATGGAAAATACGGAGAAATTAATGAAAATGGGTTAATATATCTAAAACCTGCGTTCAGGGGACACTCAAAATATCCAGAACATCAATATGAATGCATAAACATCTCAATGTATGATGAAACTGGAAAGTATAAACAAATTAAAAAATCAATTCATCAATTAGTTGCGGAAGCATTTATTCCTAATCCTGAAAGACATAGTGAGATATTACACATGGATGGAAATAATAGGAATAATCATTATACAAATTTAAAATGGGGAACACATAAAGAAAACATGGAGATGGTTGGTTTACCAGAAGGGAGTATTAGGAGAGCAAAAGGAAAGTCTAGTGATTATATCAAAAAAGATGGTGAGTGGATTTTAATTCCAAAAAATACACCTCCATGGAATAGGGGATTGAAAGGAGTATCATGGAATACATTACCTGATGGAACTGTTACAACAAGAAAAGTAAATGGAAAACCTGGAACTTTCATAAAACAAAATGGTAAATGGGTTTATCAGACAAACAATCCTAAGTTCAGAGGAAAGAGTTTTAAAGAAAATAAACCAAAAAGAAAACCACTACCCGATGGAACTATTAGAACTCGTGCTGATGGTACTACATGGGTAAAGGAAAATGGTAAATGGGTTTATCAAAAAACAAAAAAATGATATATAATAAAAAACAAAATGAGAGAATAATGAGAATTACTTTTGATGATTACGAAAAAGACTTGTTGATTGATACGATACAGCATCGTTTAGATACTGATAAGATATTGGTCATCAATCATAGTTTAAGAGAAGAAGTCGAAGATTTACTCCGAAAGATAGAAGAGGATGAATACGTATAATATTTCAGTAAAAGGCAATGAAATATTAAGTCAAGTGCCGCAGAGTGATTTACAGGAGAATCTGAAACTTGTCAGAGGAATTGTATGGACTTCTGGGGGAAATGACAAGGATATTCAAGTATCTCTAAATAAGAACGAAGACCATTGCAATGAATGAGTTGTCGTGGTAAAATAATGTAGTATCGAAAAAATTATTTTATGGCTAAAGGATTTACAGTAAAAGCAAAACTTCCCACAGGACCTGTGGAGGGAGAGTTTGATTTAGAAGCAGCAAAGGAGATGATTCGTGGGAAGTCAATTGTTTTTTGTCTTCCTGGACGAGGAGTATCTTACATTTATCTGAAGAACTTCGTACAACTTTGTTTTGATTTGGTACAAAGTGGTGCGAGTATTCAGATTAGTCAAGATTATTCGAGTATGGTAAACTTTGCACGATGCAAGGTACTTGGTGCAAACGTTCTCAGAGGTCCCAAGCAGATTCCTTGGGATGGTAAACTGCAATATGATTATCAACTCTGGATTGACAGTGATATTGTCTTTGACACTGAGAAGTTCTATCGTCTTGTTGCAATGGATAAGGATATTGCTGCTGGATGGTATTGCACTGAGGATGGTCACACCACATCTGTTGCACATTGGTTAGAAGAAGATGATTTCCGTAAGTCTGGTGGTGTAATGAATCACGAGACACTGGATACAATTCAGAAACGTCGTAAACCATTTACAGTTGATTATACTGGATTTGGATGGGTGCTGATTAAGAAGGGAGTATTTGAAAGTCTTGAGTATCCTTGGTTTGCACCGAAGATGCAGGTCTTTGAATCTGGAGAAGTTCAAGATATGTGTGGAGAGGATGTTTCATTCTGTCTGGATGCGAAAGAGCAAGGATATGAGATTTGGTGTGACCCTTTGATTCGAGTTGGTCACGAAAAGACACGAATCATCTGATAAGTGTCTAGAAGGTATTTCTTGACCTTCTTTGAAACGTTATGATAGAATGTCTCTATAAGGTTTGTATCGTCTTATAGAGGCATTTTTATTGGCTTGAGAGACTTTATAAAAACCCCCTTATAAAAACCGTTAGATGGAGAACTAAAATGGCACAAAAGAGTCGGAAGGATATGAAGATTGAGAGTATTCCGAAGAATACTCGACAAGGTGAAGGTAGAAATACTAAATATGCTGCTACGAGTCGCAATGGGGCACGTAAGAAGTACCGAGGTCAAGGCAAAGCATGAGTCAATTGATTGTAAATTTGCCCGCACAAAAAGTGTGGATTCGCAAAGAATATCTTCGTGATTTTCAAGATGGATATGGAGAATTTGTAGAGGGTGTTTGGATTTCGGCAAAGTCGATACCTGGACGCTCTTTTTATTTCGAAACATATTTGCCAGAATATGGTGCATTATATGATAAATTGCCAATTTCTGCATTTGTCTCGTCTCCAAAAAATCCAGAACTAGATTTAGACCTTCCCAACTTACAATTTTGGGACTGTATGAGTTACGGAGTTGTGTGCGTTCAGAAAAAACATATCGGTGAATTAGATTTTGAAGTTCGTACAAGAGATTTTGGTCAACTTAAAGGTCAATACTTGTTCAGTTTAGATAATTACCACCCATATAATGATAAAATTGATTGTGGCACTAGCGAAATGCCAGAAGAGCATAAGTCTCATAACTGTATTATGTTAGAAAATGGGCAATTTGTGCTATATCCAAATAATAGAATGAGACTTTATAGTCCATCTAGAACACCAGAAACTCCAAAAACACCAGATTTTAAAATTTCAACAAAAATTTATAGTACAGAAGTTGGATTAAAGTGGTCAAGATTGGGAGATACTGACGAATATTTTTGGGAAACTCCTCAAGAAAAACAAAATAAATAGATTTTTTGCTCGATATTGAATTGGAACAGCACTCAATGGGAAAACACCTACTTTTAGAGGTGTATAATGTTAATTTTAACCTTTTAAATGATGTAATATCTCTTCAAGAAACAATGGAAAGAGGTATTGAACGTGCAAAAATGACAATTTTAAACATTTTTTCTCATTGCTTTCTTCCTCAAGGATGTACAATTGTAATTGCACTTGCAGAAAGTCACGTTTCTTGTCATACTTGGCCAGAAAATGGGTGCATTGCGATTGATGTTTATACCTGTGGTGATGGAAATCCTAAAATTATTGCAATTGAACTTTTAAAGTACTTAAATTCAGAAAAATATAACCTTAAATTCATTGATCGTTAAATACTTAAAGGAGATAGCAACCTCCTTAAAAGTTCTGTTTTTAAATTTAAAAACAGAGGAGCTAAAATGTCATTTTACCAAGTTGATCGAGATAAAAATTATATGAGAGAAATGTGGGGAACTGCAAGACTCATCACTGATATTGATACAGAAAAACCAAAGAGAGTAATTCAAGAGATTATGCACGATAATGCTCCAAAGCATAATCTAAAAAAACAAACTGAATTGCATGAAAAAATCAGAAATGATGAAGATTATGATGATTGGGACTATGGAACTGAACCAACATACGGAAAAATGATTTAAAAAGTATTATAGATATATTAAATATACTCATTGTTTAAATGCTTAGTATTTCTAGAAGTTTTAAGGACATTAGTTTGTCTTTTTCTAGACATCCAGTGACAAATGACATTCTTATATTAAGAAATGAGGATGCAATTAAAAAATCTGTTATTAACTTAGTCAGAACTCGTATTGGTGAGAGGTTCTTCAATAATTTATTGGGAACCTCTGTTGATAATTCTTTATTTGAACTAAATGGACCAGAAGTTTCGACAATACTTGATGAAGAAATTA